GCCCTATCTGTTTGGCTTTCAGCTCTGTGTACGCTCTGGCGCGAATGGTTTGCTGCGCGTCGGTATGTACGGAGCTGGTCGTTTCCCGAATCGCCCCCTCGTTGTCGTCTCCGATCTCAATTCCCGGGATCGGCGGGTCGGTGCTTACCTCTTCGCTCAACTTGTTGCGAAGGCGCGTCTTTGTGGCTTTCTGGAGCGCAATCAAAGACGGCCTCATAACAGACCCTCATCAACAGTTTGCATCTCGCGCCGTGCGGTGCGCTTTGCGACCCGCGAGCCGGGACGCATGAAGGGGCGCTCGTCTAAGCCCTCTTCGCTTATGTGCTCGGCAACGCGGAATGCCACGTCGCGCCGAAGCTCCGTCGGGCCCATCTCCTGTTGCGCCGGCGTCCTCGGCACAGGGTTCATACGGCGCACCCAAAAGTCCAGTGCCTGCATCCTGCCCGTCAGCTTTTCGACGGGCGGGAAGTGGGGCCGCGCCCCAAACTCAACGCTGAGGGCATAGTCAAACCCACCCCTGGCGGTGTTCATCCCACCAGCCTGGACCCGCACCTCTAGGTCTCGCACGGTCGCCTCGTCTTCGATGCGAATCGTGCGCCGCAGGACGCCGACCCCAAACGGACTCGTGTGGTTGTCCAAGCGCCGCTTCGCCCACTTCTGGCCTGCCTCTGCCGATCGGTTGAGCCGGTCGGCCAAGGCCTCGCGGAGCCGAAGCGGCAGGCTCTCCATCGCGAAGAGCGTATCGTTCATGCCGTCAACGTCTGCGCTAAGGCGAGCCATTACGTCCGAACGCGGGTTGTATCCAACTCGACCCACCGCTTGCGAGGGCCAAACACGCGCCGCGCCTGCACTTGCAAGTCGTCCTCCCGGTATCGTAGCCGCGTAGATCGCCCGATGCCCCTCGCATCGGCCTCGCGCATCGTCACGATGATGGCGGCTTCTTCTTCCGGTCGCCCGCCGACACGCCGCTCGGATCCGCCCCCCACCTCAACACCCGCAGGCAGGGTGCGGTCAACCGAATACGTCGTCTCGGTTTCACCGATGTCGTTTTCGGTGGTGCTTTTTGTAAGCACCTCCACGTGCTCGTCAAGGTTAGAAGCGGTGGGCATCGGGTCTAGTAGGTAGTGCGGGCTTTTTCACCTTTCACGATGTAGGCAGCCCACGTCGCGCCATTGGTTGTCCCACTTGTGGAAGTCGAAAGCCCTACAAATGGATGGCCCCCTGTATAGGGGACCAGATGCCAACCAGTGTCGTCGGAGGAATCAATTGTCGGGGTTGACCCAACTTGCTCGGACGGAGCGTCTGTGTACGTCGAGTCGTCGTCGGACTCCTCGACAGCGAAGTTCGTCGTCCCGTCTGTGTAGGAGTCGACATAGATGGCAATCATCTGCGCGTCGAACCCCGACACATCAGCACCCACCACCGACTGGTCTGCTAAGCGCTGGCTCTGCGCGAACAGTTGGCTCAACGCTGTATTTTGATCAAGTTGTTTTCGCATCAGTCTCTATATTTTCGGAGGATAGAACGAGCATTCCGCGGGATCTCATCGACGGTTCCTTCGGTCAGGTCGCCGCGGTGGTCAAAGTGGTCGGTCACGATCCGCTTGATGGCGGTCTTAAGGTCTTCGGGTACATTGGTATATCCTGCGCTGTAAACGACCTCGATTGGGCGGCCTGGGATCGACGCCCCGGTTTGCCGATTGAGCACGCCGCTAAGGACGTAGTACTCGTCGGACACGTCCTCTTGGCGGCTTCCCTCCGCAATCTCTTTCACGGAGGCAAGCGACTCGAAAGGCGTTCGTGGAAGTTTCGCCTCACGGCTGGGTCCTGTAAGCACCGCTGTCACCGTCTGGGGGACAAGGGCAAGCCCAAACTCTTGCTCAACCCGAGACTGGACCCCCCGCAAAAGCGAAAAAATTGTTTCTGTCTCGCTGGAGGTTCGGAGCCAGCTTTTAGCCTCTGTGACAGAGACCGCCGTGTCGTCATCGTTGTCATAGCTTACGTCCACGGACTGTACCATCCCTCCCGGCACCTGTCGGGCAGGCCTCTGGGGGTCAAAGGAGTCCGAAATGGTCGTAACGCCCGTGCTGGCAAGAGCCATCCTAACGAAGCTTTTCTAGTCGTTGCTCTGCGCTTTCTTCGCCACGCTCCTTGGCCACGACATCGCCATCTACGCGAATCTGGTACCACCCAGCCCCGACGTGCTCAATGCCTGTATCCGGCTCGGGCGTGTCTGCCTCTAGCGGGCGGGTCTCATAAAACCGGTCGTCCATGTGATCTAGCTCAGCCTTTGGTAGAGTACGGCGATCTCCTTCGTCCCAGCGCAGGTACCGACCTGTGGTGCCCCCACGCGTCGCGCCTGCCTTCTGGAATCGATACTCAACCTTTTCAGCCATTTAATAGTGGCCCTGTGCCCCACCCTCTCGGGCGGGGCATGGCCTACTGGATTACTAGGCACGAGGCGCCTACCGGCTCACGTCAGCGCTTAGCTGGCGGCCGTGGTGTACTTGGTGAAGGCGCTGTCCGAGAGATCATTCCGGTCTACGTCCCACCGCGCGGTGGCCCGGATCGCCTGGGCGTCCTGCGTGGCGAGGTTGACGTCGTTCCCGCTGGAGTTTTGGACAATCCCTTCCCGAAGGATGTCGATCGTCACGTCCCGCTGCACGGCCATGTGGATGTAGCTCAGGTCTCCGGCCACGCCAAAGGATGTGTCCGCTCCAGAGCTGGACGAGCCCGGAAGCGCCTCACTGAACTCCACCACCTCCGGCAGGTCCTCGCCGAACGGATACAGGATGTCGTCTCCGTCCCCGGTCATCTGGTGGAAGGTGAACATCAGAAAGGGATGGAAGAAGGTCTGTGCCTCCGCAAAAAGCTCCGGATCCAGCTCCTTCATCCCATCAAGCCACGAGTTGTATCCCAGGTCATCAAATTCCGTATTGCCGGAAGCCAAAATGAACTCGTTGATGTTGGCATCCTCCAAGAGCCCGGTGGTAGAGTGGTACGAGGCCGTGCCGTCGGCGGTGAAGACCGTTTCGTCTTCGGCCTTAGCGAAGCCTACGCCAAACGCCTCCACTACATTGTCGACGTACTGGGCGCCCACTTCCTCGTCCATCTCCGTCGTAAACGGGTGGATGCCGCCCCACTTCTTCGGGTCGAGCTCGACGTTTTGGGTGGTGAAGGCCTTGCCAGAGATGGCGCTATTCTCGTTCACTGCGTCGACCTCCACAACGCCCTGCACACCTGGCACCTTGACCGTGCCCTCGGTGATGTTGAAAACCGTCACGTTGTCGCGCGCCACGCCGACCTCCTCGCGGATCGCGTCAATCCGGTCGGCAACGGCCGTTGGGAGGAAGGGAACGCCCTCGCTGTCGGTCGTGCCTGCCCGTCGGCGGTACTCGTCATACATACCCGCCTCCTCCATGCGATCCACGATCTCGTTCACCGCTTGGTAGTCGCGGCGCACTTGAGCGGACAGGAGCTTATAGGCCTGGATGCACGCGCCGGTATACCCCTGCATGTCGCGGGGCTTCCCCACCTTGACCGTTCCGCTCTCGTCCTCCTCGATGAAGTCCTCCTCGGCGATGGACAGGTCCTCCACGTCGTGACGCACGTCGTACTCGCGGGAGAAGTCGAGCTCGGGCTCGCCCTCGGCGGCACCGTCTCCTTGCAGGCCACGCTGCTCGTCGGAGAGGAGCATAAAGTTGGCCGTTGGGCTGTCGCCCTCCGTGCCTTCGCCCTCCATCTGCTCGCGGATCTGCTCCGCGACTTCTTTTCCGTACCGGCGAAGCTCGGCCTCAGTCATCTCTGCGACCGGCTGCGCCTCGGTGGTTTGCTCTTCAGAATCACTCATTGGTTTGATTGGCTATTTACGTCCGGTTACACGATCAATGTGGTCGTTTGCGCCCCCCATCATGAGGCTAAGTGCCTCTCTGTTAGAGAGCTGTCGTCTGTTCTCGCTACCGGACTCTTCACCTGCGTCCCCTTCGGCTGCAGACTCCGCGCCGTCTCTCGACTCTTCGGAATCGGCAGAGGGTGAGGCGGGTGCGCTGTCCTCTTGCTCCTTCTGATTTTCGTAAATCTTGCGTCGTTGGATTTTCTCGGTGACGGTGTCCGCCACTCGCTGTGCGATGGTGTTAATATAGTTTCGGCTTTCTACCAAGGCAGAGGGGTTCGACGGGACCGAGACCATCGAAAACTCGACCAGTTCCCACTCATCAACGACCGTCACCTGCTCTCCATCTACCGTGTCAGACCGCTGGTTGCTCGGTCGAAACCCGATGGAGGCGGCGTTGACGAACCCCTCTTCTACTTTACGCTTGATCTCGCGAGCAAAACTGTCGTTTTCGTCAAACCGTACTTGAGCAAAGAGCGCGTTGTCTTCAGTCCGAATCGACTCGGCTCGGCCAATAGGCACGCTGCCCGCAACGCCGTGGCCGTGCTGCCACATGACGACGGGATTTTGCTCGAAATTGTGGGTCCGGGCCCCGCTGGGCATGACGACAGTGCCATGCCGGTCGATGTCGTCGTTGTTGATCTCGACGGTAATGGTCCCGCTCTGTCGGTCCTCTTCGGTTTCCCGAATCCGAACGGGGATTGAAGCGTGGCGGTGCTTTGTGCCTGCTGCTCCCATCAGGGCGCTTTCTCCTGTAAAGCGTGTCTCCAATGAGTCGAAAAAGAGCTCTTCATCTTCACCGTCCTCTCCGTTCTCCTCGTCCTCATCCTCCTCATCACCGCGGGCTGCTTGCTCAGCCGTAGCGGAGCGCGAGTCTGGAAACTCATCAATAATCGTGAGCGCATCGGCTCGGTGAACCGTGAGCGTGTCGGTCGCCTCCCATTCGTCCTCAGCACCGATATCGTAGACGCGGACGCCATACGCTGGATTGTCCTCCGTGCCTTCCATCTCGGGGCCTTCTGGCTCTGCTTCAATGACGCCGTCGCGCTCAATCACCTCAACCTCGCCGTAGGCCGTGCCGCCACTTGCCTCCCAGCGAACGCGGTCGCCTACTTCAAGCTCTTCAGGATCAGCGCGTCCGTCCATGTCGTCGTGAGTGGGGGGTCGTGGAGCGCAGGCTTTGAATCAGCGCAGCCCAACTGTCTCGTGAGCCATGCCACTTGAAACAGTAAACGAAAATAAAAACCCGCACCCCACGGCGCGAGCCGAGGATGCGGGTTAGTGAGTCATCCGCGCCGCTTACGGCGGCGAGTCGCAAAATGTCTATGGCATTAATGTGCAGGTGTGGAGGCGTGTTTCACAGGACTACATTTCCACACTTACCTGTACATTGACCGGCTTAACTTTCTCTCGTCCATCGTCATCAACAATGGACCGAGTGTCCAGTGAAACTCCACTGACACTCAGGCCTGTCTCCTCTTCAAAGCGCTGTGCTTCTTCGAAGATGCGGCGCTCAAGATCCTGCTTTTTATTTTTAACTTGCTTAATATACATGACAGTTAAGATTGGGCTGTGTGGCTGGACCTTTCTTCGGTGGCGTAAACTTGCAGCCGCCCCGAGGAGGTCCGCACGATAAATGTATCGGCGCCCTCCGCGTAGCGACGCCGCATCTCGGCAAGGACCTCCATCCATGTCTCATCCGACAGGCGTTCGCCTATGTCATATGTAGATTTTGGTTCAGCCATGAGAAGCGAAAGCAATTCCGAATAGTGCAGCGAGGTATGCTAACTGCATTAGGATTGCGATCATTCGCGTCTGCGTTGGGCTTGGCCGCCAGTGGTCGTTAAGGCGTCGATTCGGTGGTGGCTCGCTCACTGCTTAACGCTGTTAAGTATCATCCGATTGGAGATTGAGAAAGTCACAGATCTTCTCGCGGGTTTCTTCCTCATCTAGGCTGGTGGTCTGCACCTCCAACACGCGGCCCTCGTAGTTGCCCTTCAGTGACCCGAGTCGCTCGCGGTACAGCTCCCAATACTTTTCCCACCCCTCCTGCTCAGACCGTTCCTCAAAGGTTGGAAACGCGAATCCTTTCAGGGACTGCGCCTCGCGGAGCCGGTCTGCAGAGAGATTTTCCATCATCGCGTGCACCGACGCTGGTTTCGGGCGCTTCAACGCGATCACGACAGCCCCGGGCATCTCATCAAGCAAATCGTGGGCCGCTTGCGTAAGCCAGTAGGCAACGTCTCCGTCGCAGTCGCGCAAGTGCTGTTTGGTTTCTCCGTAGCGCCGCTCTCGGTGGTCTCGGTCCCAGCCGATGGACGAAGAGCTCTCGTGGGTTACATCTAAGCCCTCGTTTTGCAGCAGCGTCGCTAGGGCTCGGGTACCGCTTCGGGGCGTGCCGATGCCGATGATCGTTGACATGTCAGAAAAACGTTTTGGTTGTGATGTCTACGTTCTGAAGCGCCTCTTCCACCTCGTCAGCAAAATCAATTATCTCAGAATGTCCCTGCTGCTCAGCATAAAGGCGCAGAAGCCGAAGCGCTCCAGCGATGCGTTTTACGTCCGCCGCGTCAGAAAGCTCAATGCTCACTTCTATACTTCGCTTAGGCATATCAATTACACCCACGTCTCAACTAGAAAAGCCTTGAGCATGATGTACTTCCTCGGCTGTTCTGGATCATATCCGGCTACGAAAGGGGATTCGTCTTCGTTAAGTTGCAGGTTTCTGTTGTATGTATCGACTTCATCAATGACCCAGTTTTGATTCTCATACGTAAACTTCCGTTTTGGCTCGTCGTCCTCGCCTATTCCCTGAACCTCTCGCAGTATAGGCTTGACTTTTTCAGGCAGTTCATTCGGCATGGGTCTAACATCTCACTACAGCCGACGCCGGGCGGTCGGCTTTCAGTCCATTTGTAGGCTCAGCCCTCCCGGCGCGGCTGAGCTATAAGGTTACGAGAGAGAACTACGTCATCAAAATTTCCGACTCATCAACGCTAGGCCGAGGAAGCGGCAGTGGCAGGCACCGGCAGTTAATCACGTTGCCCAAGCTCGCTCCGAGGCTGATGTCCCCCGGAAACATGAGCTCCTCATCGCTAATAATGAACGGGCGGCTCATGGGCACCGTTTGACCGTGCGGGCTTAGATGGTTGAACCGCGAGTTGGGCGGGCGGCGCACTCGCTCGTCAAGCTGGCTGATCCAGCGCTTGACCATCTCGGTATCGGTCTCGCCCCCAAACAGTGCGGCGGCGGCGAGAATGGCGATCGCGCTGGCAACGGCCACCTCCGTCACCCCAATGCGACGAGCCCGGTTCGTCCGACCGCCCCGAAGCTCCTCGCGCCACTGCCGAATCACCGCTTGCAGATCCTCGCCTTCGTCGAAAGCGTCCTGTAGCTCAGCAATCATTTCTCGCTTAATCGACCGGCGCACCTCGCTCGTGAAAATCTGCCGTCGCGCTTTGGCGTATCGGCCAATCGCATCGCTCCAATCAGTGGGGGCTACGTCTGCGCCCTGCTCGCCATTTAGGTCCTGTAGCTGCTGGTTCGCCAGAGGTGGGATCACCTCTCGGCCAATTTCTTCAACCATTTGCCCGAGCCCGATTGAGCCAGCGAAAAAGAGCGTCACCCCAGCGATCATCTCTTGCAAAGACGGGTCCTCCGGGTCGCTGACTTGCCCCGCGGCGGCTTGGATCGCGCCGTCATGGATCTCTTGCAGGCGCGAGCGGGCGATCTCTCGGGCGTCAGGGACCTTCTCGTCGCGGCGCCCGGACTGCCGCTCCCAAAAGTCAATATCTTCCTGCGTGACTTTCTCCAGCTCTTTCGGGTCCTGCGTCTCGCCTTGGCGATGCCCCCGACCCGACTCGTCGGGGGCTACATCAAAGACGCGCCTGCGCCTTGAAGGCTCTGCACAGCCCCGCTCACGAGCGGCTTATCGCCGCCTTCTACCTCCTCTTCGCCGCGCTCTTTCAGAAGCCGGTTTGGGGGCGTGCCCGTCTTCATTCGCTTCATGTCCACATCGAGGCGGCGGTCGGGCGGCAGGTTCCACACCTGCGGCGCTTCGAGCCGCAGGTCCGAGTCTTCTGCACCGAAAATCTGGCGCAGCTCGTAGGACATCTGCTCGCACCGCTTATCGATGAAGGACTGGACCGTGTACTTTTCAAATTGTCGCTCGGCGGCGGTGCGGCCTCGACCGGTGGCCGAGTCCTCCGAGGAAAGCATCCCCTTCGGAATGCCGAACATGATAAACAGCTTATCGAGGTTGAACCGGCGCGACTCCAGAAACTCCATTTCTTGAGGCGAGAGGTCCATCTCCTTAATTTCCATTCCGCCCCGCTCGACCGGCGTAAGGCCGGTTTTCTCATTGTACATCTGGGCAAACTCTTTCGCCAGCCTCTTCGCGTCGGCCGTCGTTTCGATAGATTCATCTTGCAGCACCACGTTCGGGCGCCCTTGGTTGCGCGCCTTGTCCCGCGCGAACACGTTTTGGGCCTGCATCTCATCAATCTCGTAGGCGCTTGCCTCAAGTTTTCCTGCCGTACGCCACGGAGCCGTGGGGTGCGGCTCCTTGAGGCGAACAATTGACTGAGGCGGGAGCACATCCGA